GAAGTATTCGCCCGCGTTCGTCGTGAGGAGCCCGCCCGCGACCAGGAGGCGGCCCCCGGCCGCCGCCGTCCGGACCGGCCACCGCCCGGCGCCGACGCCCGACGCGCCAGCCAGCGCCTGCCAGCGGCCGGCCGCGGCGAGCGGGGCCGCCGCCCGGACGCCCCACCGGCCCGCCCCGGCCCTCGCGGCCGCCAGGCGGACGGGCCACCTCCCGCTCCTGCCGGACGAGAGCGGGGCCCGCACCGCCCACCGCCCGGCCCCGGCCGCCCCGACCGCGACCAGGCCGCCGGCGTCGAGCCGGAACGGCGGCGAGAGCAGGGCGAGCCGGACGAGGGTCGGCATTACGCGGCCGCCTCCACCGTCTCGTCCGAGCCGCTGGCCGTGTACGCCTGGGTGGTGAGCACGGTCGTCCCGTCGGCCGCGTACGTCTTGATGGTCGTCGCGTCCCGGGTCGACTTCCCGAAGAACCGGCGGTTGAGCTGGGCGATGAAGCCGACCACCCCGGTGGCCGGGCCGGTCAGGGTCGGGACGGTGAAGGCGGCGTCGGTAATCACCCCGGCCGCCAGCGCCCCCGCGCTCGCGTCCATCCGCCCGCCCACGAGGGCCGCCGGGAGCCGGCCCTGGATGTCCTGGGTGTCCGTCTCGACGGCCGCCACGGCCGCCATCAGCAGGGACTGGTCGGCCGGGTCGGTCGGCAGGTTGTCGGTCTTCGCCTTCACGGCCTGCGCCGTGCTTTCGAGGGCGGCGGCCCCGCCGCCCAGGTTGTCGAGGTATCCGGCCCGGGTCGCGGTCACCCGCGACAGGAGGGTCGTCGTGCCGGCCGTGTCGGCCCCGGCGTAGGTGCTCGTCCCGACGCTCGCCGGGAACGTCACCCCGGCGGCCGCGGTCACCGTCTGGCCCGCCAGCTGGTCGGTGTTCGCGGTCACCCGGTTGGTGACGGCCGTCACCGTCGAGACGGCGCCCGAGCTCGTCGTAATCGCCCCGCCGGACACCACGGCGGTCGCCGCGATGTCGTTGAACCCGGTGATGTTCGTCCCCTTCGCCAGGGCGAACGTCCCGAGCTTGGCCGTGGTCAGCGACGCGTCGGCCAGCGTCACGAGCCCCGAGCCGTTGATGCTGAGCGACGAGAAGTTCGCCGGGAAGGTCTGGGTCAGGGCGTAGCCGGTCTTGTCGTTGTTCGTCCCGACGGTGACCGCGCCAGCGGAGACGGTAATCGTCCCGCCGGTCGAGGTGATGTTGGCGGCGCCGGTGAGGGTCCGGGTCCCGGCCGCCCACACGTCCGCGGCGGAGTGGGTCGAGAACCCGGTCGCCGTCGTCCAGGCGGCGTCGCCGCGGTCCCGGACGGCCTCCAGGGAGTCGGTCGCCTGGTCGTAGGTGAACGACCCGGCCGTCTTGGTCATCAGCTCGTGGAACACGCTCCCGACCGCCGGCGGGGCGGCCCCGTCGATGTCCGAGTCGGCGGCGAGCAGCTCGTCCAGCCGGGCGTCGGCGAGGGCGGCGTCGACCTCGGCGTTCACCGAGGCCTTCATGGCGGCCGTCAGGTCGCCGCTGGTCGGGGCGTTCGTCAGGTTGGTGACGGTCGTAATCGTCCCGCCGGTGATGTTGGTGGTCGACGCGACGACGGACGGGAACGTCGCGGCCAGGAACCCGGTCGGCTGGGCGTACGTCGCCATCCGGGAGGTCACGGCGGCGTCCAGGTTCGTCTCGACGAGCGCCCCGTAGGTGTTCGCCGTCCCGTAGGAGGCGGTCGCCGCGTTCCAGACGGCCCCGGCCACCCCGGCCGCGTCCAGGTCGTTAAACCCGGTCACCCCGGTGCCCTTGGCCAGGGCGATGTTCGTCCCGGCCGTCAGGACGCGGGTCGAGTGCGCCCAGACGTCGGCCGCGGTGAGCGAGCCCCCGGTCGGGGCGAGCTCGAGGGCGTTCGCGGTGAACCGGTAGACGGCGCCGTCGAGCTCGACCGCGGAGTCGAGCTTGTCGGTCACGGCCTTGATGGCGGCCACCTCGGTGTCCACGAAGTCGTCGACGGTCGCGAGGGCGGCGGCGGTGGCGACCGCCCCGGCCGACAGGTTGTCGAGGTACCCGGCCCGGGTGCCGGTCCAGGTCGCCGTGCTGAGCGCCGTCGCCGCCGGGGCCAGGCTCGTGGCCCAGCTCCCGGTGCCGAGGGCCGACAGCACAGCCGCGCCGACCTCCGTCCCGAAGTCGGCCGCCGCCCCCGCGGCGGTCAGCCAGTTCGCCGGGACGCTCGGCAGGTTGGTGAGGGTCGTAACGGTGTCCACCGTCAGCCCGGACAGGCTCGTCAGGGTGCGGGCGCCGGCCGCCCACACCGCGGTCGTGACCGCCGCCGCCGTCGGCACCGCGGCCGTGACGTCGGCCTTCTGCTGGGTGGTCAGCGGGAGGGCCGCGTTGAACGCGAACGAGGCGCTGTTGAGCGCGTACGCCCCGCCGGTCACCTCGGCCTGGGTGAGGGTGCTCGTGCCGAGGGTCGCCCCGGGGTCGTGGGAGGCGAGCGTCGCCAGGTTGGTGGCGAGCGTCCCGGTCCAGGTCGCGGTCGAGAGCGCGGTCGCGGCCGGGGCGAGGCTGGTCAGCCCGGAGCCGGTGCCCCCGATGCGGGCGTAGCTGTCGCCCGTCTGGTTGACCGACGCGGCGGTGAGGACGGGGGATGCGACGTCCAGCAGGGTGGTGAACGAGCCCGCCAGGCGGCCCGCGCCGCCCTCGGTGGGCGCCGTCCCGAGAATCTGGGTCAGGTTCGCCCGGACGTTCGCGGAGGCGGCGGCCGTGCCCGCCCAGTGGGTCGCGTTGACCTCCGGCCGGCCGGCGGAGAAGGTCCCGGCGGCGCCCCCGAAGTTGACGACGTTGACGCCGAGCTGGGCCGTCGAGGCGCTGACCGCGGCGCCGGCGATGTTGATGAGGTCCGCCCGGACCGTCGCGGTGCCGACCGCGGTCCCGGCCCAGTGGGTGCTGTTCACCTCCGGCCGGCCCGACGCGAACGTGCCCGCGGCCCCCCCGAACTGGGTGACGTTGGCCTTGACCACGCCGCTCGTGAAGTCGAGCTGGCCGGCCCCGGTGCCGGCCTGGACGAGGACCTGGCCGGAGGTGGTCGCGAGCTGGGCGGTCCCGGTGCCGCTGGTGATGATGGCGCCGCTGTTCCCGGAGGCGACGTTCGGGAGGGCGGTCAGGCCGAGCCGGACGGCGTCCGCGAGGTCGGCGGCGGTGGTCCGGACGGCCAGGTTGACCGGGACGGCGTTGGTCGCGGTGAACAGGTACCCGACCAGGTCGCCGTTCGTGTCGGCCTGGCTCGGGGCGAAGTTGTACTGGCCGTTCCCGAGCTCGGTGACCGACCCGCCGGCGGACGCCTGGGCGCCGCCGTCGATGGTCCGCCGGGCGGTGACGGTGGCCCCGGTCAGGGCGGCCCCGGTGGTCGCGTTGACGAGGCAGAAGCTCAGGTTCTGGGAGCCCGTATTCTTTTTCAGCACGCGAGCACCCCGGGGCCGAAGAACAGGTTGGACCCGCGGGCCCAGGACGGGTTGAAGGCCGGGGCCGGGGGCTGGTACGCGAAGGCCCCGGTCGGCCGCTTCCACCGCCGCAGGAGGTCGGGGAGGCCGACCCGCCACTGGTCGGCGCGGCCCGCGGCGTCCGAGGCGGTCAGGCAGCGGCCGGCGAACACCGCGGCCCCGCCGATGGCCCCCTTGGCCGGGTTGAAGCTGCCGTTTTCGATGCCAAGGTAGAAGGCCGTCGACGCCCCCCACCCGGGGTTGCCGCCGGTCAGCGCGGACGCCCCGTTGAGGTACAGCGTCCAGGACCCGGCGGCGGCCACCGCGAAGCACACGTGGTACCACCGGCCGACCGTCAGCGTGGCCGACGTGGACCCCATGTCGGCCTGCTGGGACAGGAGGACGTTTATCTGGTCGGCGTTGTTGACCCGGAAGAACGCCGTCCCGGTCGCGCCGCCCGAGACCAGGGCCTGGTAGGTGCTCGCGGTCCGGTGCTGGAAGAAGACCTCCCAGGTGAACGTGTTGGCCGGGCTGAGCTCCCCGGACGCCAGCCCGGTAACCCCGAAGCAGCCGCCGCTCCCCGTGCCGCCGACCGCCAGGAACGGGGCGACGGTCCCGCCGTACACCCGGGCGTCCGAGACGGTGCCGGCCGCGGCCAGGCTCCGCCGGGCCGGCGCCACCAGCCCGGCCCAGCCGGTCGCCCGGAGCCAGGGCGGGTGCCCCACCCACAGCCCGGTGAGCCCGTGGTTGAGCGGGTGGGACGAGACCGGGTTCCCGAGGTCGACGTACGCCCCGAGCATCAGGCCACCGTCGCGTAGCCGGGCTGGTCGGCGTAGGTGTGGTTCCCGGCGGTCGCGTTCAAGTTGACGGCGGTGTTGTGGGCGAGGAAGATGGCGACCTTCTTCGGCACCATCCCGCCGAACAGCGGGGCGAGCGGGAAGCAGAACGGGTAGGCCCGGTTGCTGGTCGCCGAGTCGACCCGGAGGACGGCCGCGAGCTTGGCGAACCCGTCCCGGACGCCCGCGCTCGTCACGGTCTCGGCGCTCGCCGTCCCGTCGAACACGTCGGGCCACGTCGTCCCGTCGTAGCTGGCGACCGCGTACAGCCGGATTTCGGTGTTGGCCGTCGGGGTCGTGCCGACCGTGACCTGCCCGGTCTGGAGCCGGTCGAGGCTCTTGTCGGTCGAGTTGTCGACGACGTACCACTCGTACCCGGCCGTCCAGTCCGAGGACGTCGCGAGGGAGGTGATGCCGCCGGTCCCGGTGACCGCGGTCCCCCACTCCTGCTTGACGCTCGCCATCAGCCCGCCTCCGCGGCCTTGGCCGCCTGGATGTCGTCCGGGGTCGCGGCCCAGCCGAGCTCGGCGAGCCGGGAGCACGGGGCCCGCGGCCCGGCCCGGAGCCCGTCCCGCTGCCCGGCCGACAGCAGCCCCTCGCGGCCGGCCAGGTCCAGCAGGAGCTGGAGCTCGGGCCGGGTCAGGTTCACCTCGTCGTCCCCGCCCGTCGCCAGCGTCAGGATGAGCGACCACTTCTGCCGGGCCGGCTCGTCGAGCCCGACCAGGGCGAACGCGAGGGGGGCCAGGGCGGCGACGAACGCCCCGCGGCTGACCGTGGTCGTCGGCCGGCCCCGGCGGCTCGGGTCGGAGAGGACCCGGAGGATGTCCGCCACGGCGTCCGGCTTCAGCGTCCCGAACCGGTGCCGAATCCGCTCCCACCGGGCGCGGGTCTGGTACGCCTTCCAGGCCGCGACCGAGCCCGGGTCGGCCGGGTCCTCCGGGGCAGCGGGCCGCGCCGCGGCCGGCGGCTCCGGTTCGGCCTCGAAGGTCGCCGCCCAGGCGGCCGCCAGGTCGGCGGCCAGCGGCCCGGTCGTGATTTCCGCGATGAGCTCGGCCGTCGTCACCTGGGGTCCTCCACGGCGGCAACGGCCGCCACGCTCGCCGCCGCCGCAACCGCCTGGGCGAGCACCACTTCGCCGTACTCCACCAGCCGCTTCGCCGCCTTCACCGCCACGTACAGGTCCATCGCGTCGTCGGGCGCGGGGAGGGCCAGCAGGGATGAGTCGACCGCCCGGACCGCCAGGGGGAACGCGCTCGGCTCGCCCGGCCGGAGCTTCCCGTCCAGCTCCCGCTGGGCGTCGTCGGCGATGGCCTTCCAGGTGGACTGGGCGTCCTCGGTGAAGCGGAGCCGCTTGCCGCGGAAGGCGAATCCTTCCTGCTGGAGCTCGACCGTCCGCGCCGCCAGGGCCGCGACCTTCGCCGCCTTCGCCTCGGCCAGGACCTGGGCCGGCGGCTTCGCCGCCTCCGGCGTGTCGGCCTCGACCAGCTCCTCGCCCGGCCCCGCGGCCAGGTTCTCCGGAACCGGCGCCCAGCCCGTCACGAACCCGTCGGCCTGCCGCCGGACCGCGTAGCCCATCACGCCCCCCGGGGGTCGACCCACCCGACCGACTGGACCTGGAAGGTCGCCCAGCTCAGGTTGGTGTCGGCCGAGTACAGGATGGTACCGGAGGCGGCCGGGAGCGGCGGCAGGGTGCTCAGCACCTCCACCGACGTACAGCCCACCGCCCACAGGCCGGCCGCCCCGACCGGGCCGAACCGGGCGGTCGTCGACCCGCTGGTCCGGCGGCCGCGGAACCCGCCGAGCCAGGCCGCCCCGGCGGCCGGCGGGCACAGGACGGTCAGGGCGGACGCCGCCGTGGCCGGGTTGACCGTGGACAGCGTCAAGGCGGTCGTCGCGTCGGTCGGGACGAACAGGTCGCCGCACTGCGCGAAGGGCATGACGCTGGCCGTGCCGAGCAGGTACAGGACGGACCCGAGCCGCCGGTACGCCCCGTAGCCGGTCGGGAGGGCGGGCGTCGTCCCGGTCGGGCAGAACGCCAGGTCGAACCCGCCGGTCGCCGTCTTCCGCAGGGCGAGCACGTCGTACCAGGTCAGGTTCTGGGGGGTGCCGGACAGGAGCCCGCCGAGCCCCGTCCCTTCCTGCCAGCCGCCGGCGATGAGCCGCTTCCCGAAGCCCGCGTCGCTCCGGATGACCGCCGCCCCGTCGGCCGACACGCACGCCCCGGCGGCCGCGTCGACCCGGTCGGCGGGGGAGGCGGCCCGGGACAGGGTGAGCCCCGCCAGCCCGCAGGCGAGCCGGCTCACGAGCCGGTCCGCTTCGACCTTTCGGTCGGCGTTCCCGGAAAGCAGGTAGAGCCAGTCCAGGGGACCGGCCGAGGTCGCCGCCGCGAGGTCGGTCAGCCGGACGTCGGCCATTATTCCGCGGTGTCCCCGGAGGTCTCGATGGTGACGCCGTCGGCGTCCTTGGCCGCGCTGTTGGTCGCGGTCCGCCGCAGCCAGACGGCGAAGCAGCTCCCGGCCGGGACGTCGGCGACGGCCAGCCCGGCCGGCTTCGAGAGCGGGGTCGAGAAGGTCACCCCGGCGGGGGCGGCCGCCTCGTTCGCGACCGTCGCGGCCTGGGCGGAGGACTGGCCGACCGGGACGACGCCGGCCGGGTCGAGCCCGATGGCGACGTCGGCCCCGCCGCTGATTTGCTCGCTGACCCACACCTTGGGGGCGTACCAGGTGTTCGTCGCGTGGTTGTTCCACACGAAGACGCACCGGTAGTCGACGGCCCCGGCGGCGTTCTCGTCGCCCGTGATGAGGTCGAACAGGTTGCCCGCCAGAACGCTCTGATTCCAGTCGGTGGTACTGATGTACTTGCCGAGGGCGGCGTTCGGGTCGGCCTGGGCGACGGTGTTGCCCGCGGACCCGGTGGTCACGCTGAGCCTGTACTTGATGTCGCCGCTGGTGATGGGCATGGGTCCCCCTAGAGGTGGTTACACCGCCCCGGAAACGCCGCCGCCCGCCGGGGACGCCGGCGGGCGATTGCGGTTGACGGCCAACCGGGCGTTACGCGGCCATCAGGACGGTGCCGCGGTTCTCCAGGGAGGCGAACCCGACCCGGGCCTTGCCGAACAGGCTGACCTTGCCGGCCCGGAAGTAGCTCACGTCCTCGTAAATCTGGACGTTCTGGCGGACCGGCATGATGAACCCGTTCTTCTTGTTCGGGTCGACGCCGACGGCGATTTCCAGCTTGGTCCGGGACCCCGAGTTGAGCGAGTAGCTCGGGAGGGTGCCGCCGCGGGTGGCGAAGAAGTTCTGGAACTCCTGGCCGACGCCGAGCTCGTCCAGGGTCCGGATGTCCACCCCGAACACCCGCATCGTGTCCAGGTCGTCGTTCAGGTAAATCTCCCGCCGGGTCCACGGGTCGACCTCGTCGACGTTCCAGTTCCGGGCGTCGCCGGCGAGCTCCGGGCTGACGTACATCCGGCCGAGCCGGAACCGGTTCACGCTCGACCCGTTCCCGCCGCCCTGCCGCCGCATCACCTGCTTGCCGAGCTCGACCAGCCGCTTCGACATGTACCCGGGCATCACCCGGTCGTCGTACACCATCAGGTTCCGGCTCAGGGCGGCCTCAATCACGACCCGCCAGGCGTCCGTGTTGAACTTCCGGACGAACCCGCCCTCGAGCACCTCGAGCGCCCGCTCGACGATGTTCCACCGGGCCTCCTCGGCGTACCGGCGGCTGAAGTCGATGCCGTTGCCGACCTCGTAGATGGGGACCATCACGTAGTCGCCGTCCACGAACCGGTTGGGGACCCGGCCGGTGCCCGGCATGGTGAACGCGACGTGGTTGCCCTCGGTGCCCGGGGCGAGCAGGTCGAGCGGGTACTCGGCCGCCCCCGCGCTCCCGGCCGCGACCGGCTCCTTCTGGAACAGGTCGCTGTAGATGTCCCCGTTGATGAACCCCTGCTGGAGGGGGACCTCGACGGCCTTCGCCAGCCCGGCGACGCCCTGCTCGAACGTCTTCTGGTCGTCGCTCCCGGCCATACGGAGCAGCTTCTCCATGTTCGGGCCGGCGTGGTTCAGAAGCATGTCTACTCCCTATGGTTGTTTCGGGTCAGTTACAGGCTGATGACGACCTTGGCGTAGCCGTCCGCGTCCTTCGCGGTCTCGAACCAGCCGACGGCCGGGATGCTGTTGGTCTGGGAGGCGGAGAACTTGGAGTTCGCCCCGATGTACGCCGGGTCGCCCGCGGCCGGGGTGCCCACGACGGCGTTCGTCACCACCCACCCGTCGGTCAGGAGCTCGACCGGCTCGCCGACGACGGCCTCGAAGTTCTTCTGGAAGTTCCGGTGCTGCTTCGTCTGGTCGATGTTCACCACGTCGCCGATGTACACGCCCACGACCCGGGTGCCCGAGGCCGGGGTGCCGCTCACCGGGGCGACCAGCTTGGCCGCGTCGTTGTACCCGGCCCCGACCGCCCGCCCGGTGGCCGCCTTCAGGACCGCGAGGTACCCGGCCTCGGCCACCGCGTCGGTGACGTTGATGGGGTCGCTCTGGTTGATGACCATGTCCGGCTTGAGAGCCATAACGTAACCCTTTTGGTTTTGAGTCTGTTTACTTGCCGGACTTCGCCGGGGCCTTACCCGCCTGGTTCTTGCGGTACTCGAGCAGCTCGGCCGCCGCGGCCTTGACCACGTCCTCGGCCGGGGCGGCGGCGACCGCCAGGGCCGGGGCCGCGGGGGCCGCCGGGGCCGGGGCCGCGAGCAGGTCGCTGGCGATGGCAACCGTCTTGACCTCCTTGACCACCCCGCTCATGGGGGCCGGCAGGGAGGTGGCCTTCTCCTCGGCGAGCTTCAGGGCCGTGGCCTTGATGGCCGCGAACGCGGTCAGGTGGGCGTCGAACGCCTCGTCCGACAGGGCGGCGAGCGGGACCGCGGCCTTGGCCGCCTCGTCCGCGGACACCCCGTACGCGTCCTTCAGCTTGGCCGCCCGGGCGACCGCCTTCTTCTCGGCCTCGGCCGCGGCCAGGGCGGCCTTCGCCGTCTCGGCCTCGGTCCGGAGGGCGGTCAGCTCCGCCTTGAGCGTGTCGATGGTCGCGCGGGCCGCGGCCAGCTCGGCCTTGGCCGCCGCCCCCTCGGCCGCCGCGGCGGCCGCCAGGTCGGTGGCCGCCTTGAGCTCGGCCTTGGATTCGTCGTTCATGCTTGTTCCCTTGTGGGTGTCGCTATCGGGTTCATACACCGCCGCGGCCGCGGCCGGGGGGAAAATCACCGAGGCCGGGTTCGCCGGGGTCCGGACCAGCCCGACCGCGCTGAACGAGGTGCCGCGGAACACCCGGGCCACCTTGTACCCCTGGTAGTCGCCCGTCCCGCCGAACGCCCGGAGGTGACGGGTCAGGTGCGCGGTCTCGGCCGTCCGGGCGACGAGCTTGGCCTTGGCCACGTTCGCGACCCCCCGCTCGACCGGCACCAGGGCGTAGTCGAACCCGGTGAACCGGCACTCCATCGACACCGCCCACTGCCCGGCGTCGACCTCGGCGACGACCCGGTCGATTTCCTCCTGCCGGTCCTTGCACCCCGGCAGGAACCGGTACAGGACGGCGGAGATGGCGATGTGGAAGTCGGCCGCCGGCTCGGCGATGGGGCAGACGGCCGTCCCGTCCTCCCCGCCGTACACGAACGGGGTGGCGGCGGTGATGTGCCCGATGATGTCGTCGGCCGCGTGGGCCAGGTTGAACGGCTTGTCGACCGGGGTCGCCCGGGCCGCCCAGGTGTCGGCGTCCCCGCCGACGAAGAAGTCCTGGTTCAGGTTCATCCCGGTCGAGACCAGGACCGCGGTCAGCGGGTACAGGTCGGGGGCCAGGACGCCGGCGGTCGCCAGCAGGGACGAGAGGACGGGCGGCGGGAGTTCCCCTGCCGGGTCGTGCTTCGCGACGGCCTCGAGGACGACCGAGCCGCAGGCCCGGACCCGGTCGGCGACGCCGGCCGCTTCCTCGGCGGGGAACGTCGCGATTGCGGTGGGCGGGGGGGCGCAGGTCTTACAGGTTTCGGCCACGACGACGTCCACCTTGGGGGCGGTGCAGCGGCACTGGAGGAGAACGGCGCCGCAGCGGCACAGCTCCCGTTTGTGGTGGTGGGCGGCCACTCAGCTCTTCTTGAAGAAGGCGGCCAGTTCGGCCTTCGCCGCCTCGACCAACTTGGCCGCGTCCTCGACCATCTCGCCGTCCGGCGGCAGCGGCGGGGCCTGCTTGAACCCGGCCACCGTCGCGTCCGGCCAGTCGGCCGGGGCGAGGGCCGAGGCGACCACCCGGGTGTACTTCTCGTACCCCTCCCCGGACTCGTCGCAGAGCATCAGCTCGCAGGCGTACTGGGCCTCGGCCCCGTACCGCTTGCCGAGGTAGGCGCCCTGCACGTTCGCGACGGCCGCGCCGTCCATCGTGCAGGCCATCGCCTTGGTCTTCGTGTCGAACGTGATGCCGATGACGGCCATGCGAGCCTCCGGGGGTCGAAAGGGGTTACACCGCGGCCGCCGCCAGCGCGACGGCGAGGGCCTGGTAGCGGCGGTCGGCGTCGGCGGTCAGGACGCCCGTGTGGTTGGCGACCGCCTGCCGGTAGAGGGCGTCGACGGCGGGCGGGACGGCGGCCGCGGCGAGGGCGGCGTCCGGGTCCGGGGCGGTGTGCGGCGGGACCTGGCAGAGGGCGGCGAACACCAGCCGGTCGAGGACCTTCGCGTCCGCGTCGGAGAGCGACCGGACGCTCGCCTTCCCGCGCATCTCCAGGAACCCCGGCCGCAGCGCGGCCGCCAGCTCCTCGCGGGCGCCGATGGCCCAGACGACCGTCTCGCCGACCGCCTGCTTCGGGACGACCCGCTTCGGCCTCCGGCCGTTCATGTCCTTCGCCCCGTTCGGGCGGCCGGCCTCGCCCGGCTGGGGCTTCGCCGCCGCCAGCTTCTTCTGCCGGGCCCCCTCCTTGTCGTTGACCGGCTTCTCGCCGGCCTTCTTCGGCCTGAGCTCGACGCCGTGCTCGGACGGGGTGGTCTCGCCCTGCTGGGCGAAAATCCGGTCCATCGCGTTCTTGTGCCGGCTGTCGTCGTGGTACGCCCCGGCCTTCGGCGGGAGGCTCCCCTTGGTGCGCCGCCGGACGTCCCGCCGCACCCGGGCCTCCTCGATGTCGGGGTCGCCGCCGAACCGCTCCACCACCATCTCGGCCGAGACGACGTCCCGGTCCAGCAGGTCGATGAGGAGCTTCTTCTCTACGGCGTCGTCGGACAGGGACGGGATGTCGAAGGTGAGCCGGAAGGGTTCGCGGAAGCCGAAGGCCTTCTGGACCCGGGCGAGCTCGGCCTCGAAGAACTCGACGAGGACGTCGCGGCAGTGCTCGAGCCGCTCGACCAGGACGCGGAGGGAGACGAAGTTGTTGGTGAACCCGCCCCCGTCCCCCATCCCGGCCAGGCTCGGCGGGATGCCGAGCCCCTGGAAGATGGCCGCCAGGGTCGAGACGTACTTCTCGATGCCCAGGAACGAGCTGATGTTGCTCGAGGTCTCCTGGAGCTTGAGGTCCGGCCCCCAGACCAGGTCCATCACCCCGCCGCCGACGTTGCTGGCGAGGATGTTGGACAGGTGGGCAATCATCGCCGCGGTCGGGATGATTTCCTTGTCCAGGTCGCCGAGGTTCCACACCCGGATGTTCGACACCGCCCCGTCCAGGGCCGCCCGGTCCGCGCTCTTGAGCTTGACGAGCATCTGCAAGTCGTCGAGCAGCGGGTAGAGGATGGGGGTCGCCCAGACCTCGTCGTCGTCCTTCCCGAGGTGGACGACCCCGGTCGACTCCGGGTCGAGGGGGACGAGCTGGCCGCCCCGGAGGGCGTCGAGGACGTCCTTCGAGACGGTGTTCAGGACGGGGGTGTCGCCGGCCCGCTGTTCGACCAGCCGGGTCTTCAGCCGGGTCGGCACCCGGACCGCGTACCGGGTGGCGTCCGGGTCGATGAGCGGGTTGAGCTCGTCCCCGAGGGCCTCGACCGAGGCCGGGTTGAGGAACGTGTACCCGGCCGGGATGGCCGTCCGCGCGGCGGCCGCGTGGCCGAGCTTTCTGAGTCCATCGAGCGTAGCTTGTGGCAGCGGGCGGGACTTCCGCCGGAACGGGGCGGCGCCCGCGCGGAACAGGTTCCGGGCGAGCTTCCGGGCCGCCCCCTTCCCCTTGACCGACTTGAACCACTCGCGGCCGAACTTCTGGACCCGGGGGGACGGGTGGACGACGTCGACGCCCTTGACGACGAAGTCCACCATCATGTCGACGACGGACCGGACGATGGGGAACCGGCGGTAGGCCGTCCGGCAGGCGGCCTGGATGTCCTTGTCGCGGACCGGGAGCTCTTCCCCGGGGCGGAAGTAGTCGTAGTCGTCCCGGGAGTGGCCGTCCCGGACGGAGACGGACTGGGTCCCGGTCTGGTACGCCCCGCGGGCGACGTGGGGGCGGGATTCCAGGACCGCTTCTTGGTAGGACGCGATGGCCGCCTGCTTGCCGGCGGCATCCTTCCAGACGGAGACGGGCATGGGGTAACCGGACCGTAGTCGGATTGGGGCGCCTACCCGGGTTTACCCCGGCCGCTTGACCAGGCCGCCCACGTACCCGCCGGTCTCCTTCCACTTCCGCCGGAACCAGCCCGGCCCCTGGTACATCTCCTTCGGGGCGTCCTTGGGGGCGGCCCGGCCGAGGAAGTCGCGGGCGAACCCGCCCAGGGCGTACTCCCGCTCGGGCTCGACCGGGGCCCGCATGAGCTGGCGGGCGCCGGCGTTGGCCAGCAGGAGGGCGGAGTACCGGTCCTTCCGCATCCGGCCGGACTTGGCCCCCTCGGCCTTGGAGTCGGGGGTGTCCCAGCGGCGGTTCCCGGTGGCCGTCTCGGTCACCACGATGGTGGTCAGCTCGTTCTTCGTCTCCTCGATGTCGAGCATGGCCTGCTCGAGGGTGTCGGCCGTCGGCAGGACCGGGTGCCCGTCGTCGTCCGTCCCGGACCGCCCGGCCGCCTCGTCCGCCGCCTGGGCGAGCCCGAGGGTGACGCTGTCGAGCTGCGGGAACAGGAGCACCCGGTCCTCCATGTCCTTCTTCAGGGTCTCGTTCGCGTCCACCACCCACGCCTGGTCCCGGAACATGATGAGCCGGAGGATGTGGAGCCCCTCGAAGTCGTCGGTCAGCTTCTTCTCCTTCCCGGCCGGGTCGATTTCCTCGTAAATCGGGAGCTCCCCCGGCAGGAGCTTGTCCGGGTCGCCGAGGGCCTCGCGGAGCGGGACCCCGCCGCCCCCGTGGTCGACCATGATGAGGGCCGGGGGGAACGCCTTCATCAGGTCCCGGACCTTGCGGACGGCGTACCGGTAGAAGTCGTGCTCGGTCGTCTTCTGGGCCTTCAGCCGGCGGCGGTGCTCGGACTTCTGGGTCGTCCAGGCGTACACCAGCCGGCGGTGCTCCGGCCAGAGCTCGAGGACGGCGACGGCGAAGTTGTCGGACTCGGACGCCGGGTCGATGCCGAACACGTACCGGCACCTGGCCGGGTCGCCGGCCAGGCTGGCCTGGAAGTCGACCGGCCCGCACGACGGGAACTCGACCGGCTGGTGGAGCGGGGACCCGATGACGCACCGCTCGATGAGCGACCGCTTGAAGAACCCGTCCGAGTCGGACTCGAAAATCGTGAGGTACTCGCGGCGGAACTGGCCGGTGTTCGTAATCTGCCTCGCCCGCGCAATCGTCGAGGCGTCCATATAGCCGTGCGGGATGAGGTCGTACGGCAGCCGGATGACCGAGTACGCGGAGGCGTTGAACCCGTCCGGGACGGCCCCGCCGAACAGCTTCTTGACCTCGGCCGGGTCCCCCCGGGTGGCGATGACCCGCTTGTACTCGTTCCAGTAGCGGGCGAAGTGGTTGAACGCGTAGTCGCAGGTCCCGGACAGGACGGACTGGTTCCCGCGGAGCTTCTTCGCCTCCTCCTGGTCCATCTCCCCGGTCCACAGCCCGAGCCGCTTGAGGAGCCGCTGCCGGGCCGCGTCCTTGACGTTCCCGACCGGGTCGGCGGTGACCGACGCGAACCCCTGGACGACGACCGCGTACACCTCCTCCTTGATGGACGCCATCTCGTCCGCGAGGATGTAGTTGCCGCGGAGCCCGCGGATTTTCTCGCCCGTCCCGAGGGGCAGCCCGATGATGGTCGAGTCGCCGAGGATGAACTCGACCCGGTCGATGTCCCGCCGCGGCCCGTTGTCCCGCTTCCGGGCCCGCGGGCCGGAGTTCACCAGGGACTGGAACACCGGGGAGTTGTACCACAGCCGCTCGACGTACTCGAACACCGCCTTCGACTGGCGGAACGACGCCCCGGTGATGATGACCTTGGCCCCCGGGGTGAACAGCGCCCGGAGGAGCGAGTACAGGGCGAGCATGAAGCTCTTGGACGCCCCGCGGCTGGCGATGAGCATGGGGAACTGCCGCCACCACAGCTCGGTCAGGGCGACGTGCTGGAACGGCATGATGTGGAGCGGGCCGCTCCCGTCCGGCTTGTTGAACAGGGTCCGGCAGGTGAACGGGAAGAACTCCGGCTGGCGGATGAGCGACAGCAGGTGCCCGTCCGGGTTGAACAGGTCCCGCTCGGTCTTCGGGGTGAGCGGGGCGTCCGGCGGGGGCGGGAACGACAGGGCGGCGATGGCGTCGTCGATGCCGGCCGCGCCCGGCCGGATGGCGTCGAGGTACTCCTCCGGGAGCGACCAGGCGTCGTCGGCCAGGGCGTGGATTAGCTCGATGTGTTTTTGGTCAACCGGCATCGACGACCCGCTTGAATAAAGAGGACGCGGCCTCGCGGCCGTAGGCGCCGACGAACTCCACCCGCAGCTTCGGGTGCGCGAGCCGCATCTCGTGGTACGCCTTGACCAGGAGATGCGGGGTCACCTTCAGGAACTTCCACTTCGACTCGGGGACGCCGGAGCCGACCGGGAACTCGACGAGCCGGGCCCAGTCGAACTCGAGGAACAGGTAGGGGTGCTGGACCTCGTCCAGCCGCGCCAGCTCGCGGTGGAAGCGGGGCTGGAACAGGTTCTGCGCGAACTCGGCGGCCGACCCCTTCCGCTCGACGACGAACCGGCCCTCGAACCCGGTCAGCGTGTAGTCACCGGTGGGCAAGGTGGCCCGGACGGTCCCGAGGCAGCGGCCGCCGGCGGGGAAGGACCAGGGCTGCTGTTCGCGGGTGTCGACCCGCACCTCGTACCGGGCGTCGCCCTTCTTTGGCACCGTCAGGTCCTTTTCGTGCGTCGGGCGATGAGGGACAGGAGGAGCGGGGCGTACGCCCCCTCGCTGCCGGTCACCTTCTTGTGACACGTTCGGCAGATGGTCGCGATGTTCCGCGGGTCGAACCGCAGGCTGGGCGAGTCGGCCCAGCGGGACACGTGGTGGGCGACCAGGCCCTTCCGGGCGCGGCACATCAGGCAGGCAAACCCGTCCCGCTTCCGGGCGATTGCCCGTGCGGCGCGGTAGCGGGGGTCGGAGTAGTCGCGGCTCACTGCGTTCGTCCTGCCGGCAGGAAGGGGAACATCGTCAGTCCCCCGCCGGGAACGCCACGACGACGAACCGGCGGTAGGCCGCGCCCCAGACGTCCACGTCGTGCCAGCGTTCCTCGAACGCCGCCACCGGCTCGGACCCGGGCCCCCCGAGCGGGCACTGGAACCGCACCCGCCCGCGGGACACGTCCCCGACCACGACCCAGTGGCCGTCGTCGTCCTTCTGGACGAGGCACACGACGGGGAAGCCGGCCTTGGTCAGCGCCTTCAGCATGTCGGCAGACGCCTCCCCGGTCAGGCACCGCAGCCCGGCCGCCCGGAAGATGGCGACGAGGGTGGCGGGGTGGACCCCGTCCACCGGGTTGGCGACGGTGATGACCCGGGGCTTGACCCCCCAGTACTGGAGGACCACCCGGGCGGCCTGTTCGCCGCAGGAGAAGTTGTCGCGCTGGCGGACGTCGGGGAGCTCCGGCATCACCACTCCTGGGCCGCGCCGTCGTAGAGGTCGTCGGCCGGAATCGGGGGGAGCTCGACGGTCTGCCCGGCGAGCCCGTGGCCGCAGTCGGCGAGGTACTCAATCCGCCCGGCCCGGACGAACAGGTGGCACCGCGGCGTCGACTCCGGGTAGAGCAGGCTCGGCGAGAACGTGGGACGGTCCCCGTCCCCGTCGAACTTCCAGCCCCGGTCCGAGTCCAGGTAGACCGCGAACGAGTGCGTCCGGCGGCACCCCGGGCACCAGAAGACGTAGGTGGAGTTCCGGGGCTCGTTGGCGTGCTGGTCGAACCGTTGTAACCGGGGCATCAGGCGGCCTCGCCCGAAGTTTGTCGGTACAGCCACAGGACTTCGCCGACGGACCCGGCCTCCCACTCCCGCTCGACCCGCTGGTAGCCGGACGTGACGGTTTCCCGGAACCGGACGGGGAAGTTGGCGGACCTGGATGACGTGGCGTTGGCCTCGGCAATCATCGCCATCCCGAGCGTCGTCTTCTCCATCAATCCCTCCTGCCGGGGGGCGGGCGTCAGCCCGCCTTCACGGGCGGGGTGTAGTCCGGGTACATCGCCACCGTGTCCACGTTTAGGACCGGCTGGTCGATGACGTTGTCGTCATACCTGTGCGGACGAGCGAGCCTTGCGAGCTCGGCCGCGTACGCGCGGCGGGTCAGCTCGATGAAGTGCTCGGAGTCCTTCCGGCTGCGGTCGTTGGTCGCGAACTCCCGGAGCTTCCCGACGAAGTCGACCTTCCCGGAGTCGATGCGGTCGACCCGCTGCTTCCGGGTCGCCTTCAGGTCCTCCATCAGCCCCTGGTGCTTGTCCTCGAGCTGGGAATAGTCTTTCGTGAGTTGGCTTCGTTGGGCGAACAAGTCCGCCATCCGGAGGGTGATGGCGTGGTGCATGTCGGCCTCCTTGTCGCTGGCGAGGCCGGCCGCGATTTTCGCCGCCAGCCCCTGGGCCAGCCGCTGCTTGTCGTTCCACTCGGCCGCCACCATCTTCAGCTCCCGGGAGACCCGGTTCATGAAAACGGCCAAACGAATCACCTTGAAGATTTGCGTCTTCTCGGCCGCCAGGACGTCGTCCTTGAACTGGCTCATCAGCTCTTCGAACTGCTCCTTGAAGTAAGCCACTTCCTCCGGCAGGAGCTCTTCTTTGAGCTGCTTCCAGGCCGCGGAGTCCTTGAGCTCCTGGGCGGGCGACAGCGCGACCGCGGCGTCCCCCGGCTTCTTCCGGACGCGGCCCGGGATGGGAAGCCCATCTATCCGGGCGAGTTCGTTAAGGACTCCACTTTCGTTTCGTCCTAATTTCTTGGCGATTTCCGCGGGGGAGAGCTCCGCTCTGTACTTGACGATGAACGCCCGCTCCGCGGCCGAGAACACGCCCTTCTTCGCGCCCTTCTTCTTGACGGTCACAGCAGGGCCTCCAGGACCGCGTCGAGGACCGCCTGGCGGCGCTCCTTGGAGAGCTTCAGCCCGGCCTTGAGCCGCAGGTAGTCGGACCGGAGGTCGGCCGGCAGGAAGGTGTCAATGAGGGACGCCGTCTCCTCGTTGACCGCGGCGGCCGTGGCCGTGTCGGGCCGGGTGGGCTCGTCCTCGAGGTTCTCGATGTCGAGCGGGTGGACGAGGTTCGCCTTGGCGGTGTTGAGGCGAATCCAGGCGAGGTGGGGCTCGCAGTGGCGGCCGTCATCATGCGTGCGGCCGTCCGCGCACCCGCGGCACGGCGGCTCGTTCCGCCAGTAGTGCTTCCGCTTGTAGTTCGACAGGCTGTGCCGCATGGCGGTGGCCAGGAAGGCGACGAGGGTCCCCCGAGTCGCATCAAACTTCGGCAGGGAGTTCTCGATGGCCGCGCACATCGCCTCCTGCTTCGCGTCCTCGAGCTCGTGGTACCCGAACGTGTAGAGCCCGCCGACGGCCTCGGCGGCCTCCAGGAGGGCGGCGGTGACTTCGGCTTCGGTGAAGCCCGGGGGCAGAAACAAGGACTTCGTCCTCTTGACGAGACGCGTCCGCGTCTCCTATGATAGGATTCATTGATAGGATACACCGAAGCGGGCGGGGCGGAGGTGCGGGCGGCGGGGCGGGGCGTGGCAGTGGGGGGGAGGGGGTGTGCAGGCACCCCTACGGGGTGCCCTTGTCGCGTGCGGACCCCGTCGCCCCCCGGCGACCGCGGGCCAGTTCGCGGCCGGACAGACAATCACCCCCCCCGCCCGGCCGCCCGCCCCGGATACCTCGCCTCTCGGTCCATGTTACGAACGTGCCTTGCGTCGGCTTTCCGTGTTAGGGGGTGAACCGGGGCCGTTCCCCGGGGCCGTACTCGTCCGGTCCGGGTAAGCGTCTTCCCAAGGGTTGACGCGCCGGCCGGTTTCCCGCGGGGGATGGGCGCACTTCGCACCCGTCCGGCCGACGGGAAGGATGGACGCATTGCGTCCGCCAATCGGAGCGTTCGATATGTCCACCACCACCACCGCCCCCGCCGCCGACACCACCACCGCCGCCGACGCCACCGGCACCGGCACCGGCCGCCGGAAGGCCGCCCCTGCCCCCCGGAAGACGTTCGCGCAGCTCGGGCGGAACGTCGTCAAGAGCTACACGGAACGGATGGAACTGGACGGGGGAACGCTCTCCGTCCGGTTCGCCCACCGCCCGGATACGCCCACCGCCGCCGCGCTCATCGAACTGGGGCGCGCCAAGGGGGTGCGGTTCGTCAAGCAGTACGCCGACGCGCTCATCGGCAACGACGGCAAGGGGGGGAAGGAAACGGGCGAAGCGTCCGGGACGCTGGCGGTCGCGCTCCTCACCGATGCGGTCGAAATGGCGTAACCCCCCGCCCGGTGATGACTACCCCCCGCCGGGGGTAGTAAACCGCGGGATGGTTCAAAGCCCATCCGCGGGGGGAAACACAAGAGGACGCCCGGGAACGGGTGCGGGTACGATGAACGGTTTCCGCTACTTCCTCATCGGTGCCGTGTTCGCCGATGGCATCCGGGTAGAGCTGGTGTTCCGCGCCCGCCGCCTATCGAAAGCGGTCGGCGCGGCCGGTGCCTACCATCGGTCCGAACGGCAGTACGGCGGGGGACGGAAGCCGGTGCGCTACTACTTCCCCCGGGGGAAGGACGGGGCGGAAACACACCCCTGGGGCGCCCGCTACCGGACGGTAACGGTCTGAATCCGCGACGGGGCGCCTACGGGCGCCCCTTTCCCCGTTCCCATCACCCACCCACTAGGGGATACCATGTCCGACGCGCTTAAGGGCGGCGCCCCCCGCGGGTTGACGCGCGGCTCCATCGCCCCCCGCGGGAACGTCGCCCGGAAGACTGTTGACGTAGGTATCATCGGCACGAGCAACGCGAAAGCGGATGCGTGGGTGTTCTACGTCAACCCGTCCGTCAAGGCGCATGCCAAATTCGCGCACGAGTGCGCCGTACACCAAACCTCCGTCCCCGAACCGGTCCGGGATGAGAACGGGGATACCGTTACCATCCGGGCGAACGCGAAAGGGAACGGGGGAGCGAAGCGCCTCGGGACGGAGTTCCCCGTAGCGTTCGTGGTAGCGGCGCCCGCCGCCGGTATCGCCCGGTTGCGTGAGCTGGATATCGTTGAAAGCGCCCACCCCTATATCCGCATCCAGCGGGTAGGCAACGGCACGGGCGGGGGGGAACTGACGGAGCGCGTTACCCGCATCCTCCGCAACGAACGGCGTGAGGGGGGATACCGGGCGGGGGAACGCGACCGGGGAACCATCCGCGACTATGCGGACGCGCCCGCCGCCCCCGCCGGCGCTACCTTCCGCATCCCCCAGCTACACGAACTGATTCAGGAACACGTATCGGCCGCGGCCGACGGTTGGCGCGTCGTGAGCGCGGAACGGGATGGGGATGAGCTGGTCTGTACGCTCCGTCGGGGGGATTCCCCCCAGCGTATCCGGGTGCGGGAACCGTTCGCCCGGTTCGCCATCACGCCGGACATGGAAGCGATTCGCGCCAGCGAAGCGCGGCGGGCGGAAGAACTCGCGCGAGTATCCCCCCCCGCCGAACCGCTGGAAACCGTCCGGGGGATGGGGTACGACGTGAACCCGGTAACGGGCGAATTGCGGGAGCGGGAACCGCACGGTACGGGCGATGTCCTGTCGGCCGACGGTTCGCACCGGTTCATCTGCCGCACCGGGCGATGGGAACCGGTCGAAAACTAACCCCCACCACCGAACGCACGCGACCCGGGCGGG